CAAAATGGCACCTCGATGATTCTGAGGTCTCCGAGTCTCTTCTTTTTACCTTGAGAGAGGTAGCCGTAGGCGTGTTCGTGGCTGAATACAATGCTCGGACAAGTACACATAAAAGTGTCGGTCTTGCGTGGAGTCACACCAAGCAAACCTTCATACCTTCCGGGGTCTCCCCAATACTTGATTGGTATGTCCTCGTCCTTCATGCCAGCAAACTTGGCAAATCTCTCTTCCATCGCATCTATGAGCATCTGTCTTGGAGCGATGAGTTGATTGACTACCATTCTGTTGTGCCTGAAAGAGTAAAGTGGTGGCTTGGTCCAAGTGAAGAGCGAGAGTTTGTTCATGTCGTAGAGAAACACATCACCTTTTGGAAGTGAACTATGGAAATGTTCGTATGAGTAGAAAATATCATCTTCAGCACAAGCCACATACTTAGTCTTGGCTTCTTTACAACCAATAAGAATCTGGCGATAGATGTTGAGGTGGGACCGGCCAATATCACCTAGACAAACATTTGTACTGTTCTCGCCAAACATAGTCGGCTTCTGAGACACAATGACGATGGGTAAGTCGCCCGAGGCGGTAATAAGCTGATTCTCCACATGATTCAGGAAGGTCGGGTTGACCGTATCTAAAAAGTTGGAGGTGTAGTAGACAATCGTTAAGTCGTTCATTTTTTTACCCACCAAAAAGAAGGTGGTCTGTCGTCTTTATAATCACCTGTATTTCTCAGGGTGAGATTGAGGTCTATTTTATGAAAGTCAACATAAGCGTTCACGGCTTCGATTACTCCTGAGTTGTGAAACTGATAGTAGTCGTGACCTGACACGATACCGCCCGAACGAACCTTGCGAGACCAACCAATAATATCTTCCATTACAAAATCAAAATCGTGGTTGCCATCTATAAACACAAAGTCGAGGCTACCATCAGCAAAACCCTTGAGTGCGTTCACACTGAAGTCCTTGATGAAGGTCACATGGTAGCCCTCAAGCAAGCGGTGAGCCTTCTCCCAATTATTTTCCTGCTGTGTACTGCCACCACCTCTTCGGTTGTCTTTGTAGGGCATCCAAGGGTCTACACAATAAAGGTCTAGGTCTGGGATTTGCTCACAAAGAATCTTTGAGAAGTCTCCACCGGCCACACCTATCTCGGCACCAGTCTTGAATCCTAGTTTGTTGAAGTGTTTTGCGAGAGCTATTCTATTTTCCATTTATGTTGAACTTAGCGAATAACCAGTCTAGGTCGTGAATCTGTTTGTGAAACATCTTCATCTCTTTCCATTTTTTGACTACAGCTCGGGTCTTGTCTTGTTCATCTCTTGGCAAGGTATAGCCACGACTCTCGGTTTTGTGCCAGTGAGCATACCAAGTTTTCTTGTTTATCATCACCTGACCGCCGGACAACCAGCATTTGAGGCCAATCTCTTGAAACTCTTGCCAGAAGGTGCCATAGGTAGCCTCGTCAAGAAGCTCCAACTCTTCAAAGTAAGTCTTTTTCATAAACCAACAAGACCCCTGAGAGGTCATTAGGATGTCAACATCTTCGGCCTTGTCGCCTTTGGTTGGTATACCTTGAAGGTTCTCATCAAGAATCATGTAGTCGATGGGGTATTTGCTATCGGTTCTTTCTTGGATGGCCCACTTCTCGGGGTCCAGTGGGTATCGGCGTGGCACCACAATCCAGTTGTCTTTACAGTCGGCTTTTAGGACCGTATCAAAACCATCAGCCATCATACAGTGAGCATCAATCTTCATCACAAACTCACCTTGAGCCATGCGAACACCGCTATTTATAGCGTTTCTTATACCTCTTGCTTCTGAAAAGTGGAGATACATTACTCTTGAATCTTCGACCATTTCGGACTCTTCTGGCCAATATCCATCAAGAATAGCGACAATTTCTATGTCACCCTTGGCTTTTTGTAGCAAATCTTGAATAGTTTGCTTGAGATATTTCTCATTTCTAGCTGGGATTACGACAGAAACCTTGTCTTTTATCATATAAAGACAAGTTTATCTGCCAAAACTGATAGAAGTCAATCACCCTAGATAAAAGGGAAGGAAGGTGATGGGGACTCTGAAGAACTCGGAGAAGCCGAAGGACTTGCCGAAGCACTTGGAGAGGCCGAAAGACTTGGAGAGCGAGACTCTGAGACTGAAGGAGACCTCGATTCTGAAGCACTCGGACTGAGTGATGGCGACAAGGAAGCCGACAAACTTGGAGAGCTTGAAGGAGTCTGACTTGGACTGCTCGAAGGAGTGGCTGAAGGAGATAGTGAGACTGAGCGACTCGGAGACCTTGAGATAGACGAGGAAGGAGACTGAGAGAGTGAAGGACTGAGAGAGGTCGAGACACTGGGTGAGCGACTTTGTGATACTGAAGGTGAAACTGAAGGACTGGCCGAGGCACTTGAAGAAGGAGAGGGACTCAGTGAAGGAGAGCGACTCAAACTTGAAGAAGGAGAAGGACTCAGTGAAGGAGAAGATGATAGTGAAACACTGGGCGAGCGAGATTCAGATACAGAAACCGAGCGACTCTGAGAGCGACTAGCTGAAGATGAAGGTGAGACAGAAGGAGAGGCTGAGACTGAGACTGAAGGAGAGGCTGAAATAACCTGACCGTTTATCAATGACCAAACAGCACTTGTTGAGGTGCCGGTGTTCAAAAAGACATTCATGCCTGACTTATCAAGGTCATAAAACATCGCACCTTTTCTGAATCCTGAATATCCAGCAGGAGGTGTGTTGCCTTCCGCTTCGAGGATATTGTCATCAGCATCGTATCGGAGAACCGCATTGGTTACATACGGACTCAAAGCAGTAATAAAAGCCGTCTCTTGAGCAGTGCGTTTCGCAGAAGCGATAGCGTTCACTCTGTCGAGTTCGTCTTGAGTAGCTTTGGGTAATTGTGATTTAAGTTCAAATGTAGCCATGTTGTTGTTTTTCTTTTTCCTCTAGTGGGAGGGGGTTTTTTAATTCTCCCCCTCCCCACTTTCGGTGTTAATTGCTATTTAAGCAAAGGTAGCAAATAACTCGGCGGCGAAGTGTCGGCGAGAGTCTGTAACCTTAGCACCGTATACAAAGAGGTCTTTGTAGGCTGAACCGAAGTTTCCGATTAGGTCCTCTTCGATGGTCGCTTCCAAAAGTTTCTCAGCGAAAGTCATCCAGTTGGCGTGACCTCCGAGGATGTGGTAGCCATCAACATTGTCACCAGTCAAGCGGTTAGACTTGAATAGTTTGAATCCTTGAAGCATACCCATGAAACCTTTTTGGACTAAGCCGGTGTATACATCTGGCACATGAAGTGCGACACCTGAAGCTCTTACCAAAATATTTTCAAATTCTGGGGGGACAATCAACCATCTGTCACTATCTGGGACTGAAGAGAAACCATTTTTCTCAGCTTTGTCAAGTTTGAGCTTGAGGTTAGCTACTTGCTGAAGCAAGTTGGCAGTTGTGATAGAAACTGGGGTGGCCGCTTCGATTGTGTAAGAAGAACCTCCGGCGATTGCTCCGCCTGTGTAGGCTGAGGTAACATCGTCTTTGTCATCTTCGATTACGATAGAAGTAGCGTTGGTAAAGGTTTTGATTCTGTACCAAGCAGTGTGTCCATCAGCTTTGAAGCCTTTGCCAACCATGTCGGCAGTAAAGGTAGTACCGTTTCCAGTAACTAAGCCTGTGGTCACATCTACAGTAACATCACCAGTTGTGTAGTCGGTTCCGACTCTGTTTCCGGCGGCGACATCTCCATAAAGACCTAACACGAATGTGTCGATATTCTTGGAGCGTTCATCAGCTTTTTGACTGACTACTGTGCTGTGTGGATTCTTGATGTAGGACTTCCATTGGTCAATGGTCAATTCCTTCCAATAGAAGGATTTGAATTGGTCGATGGTTAAGACGGCGTTGTTCTCAAAAAGAGAATCGGCAGTCAAATTAGCACCACTGTAAGTCTTTTCAGAAATACGAGAAATGTTGAGGATATTGAGTTTCGAGCCAACTCCGTTAATCTCACCTTGATAATCTCTATTTACGATTGAATCGACAAGATTCATGTCGTACATCTCGAGCAGAAGCCTCTGGGAAAACCCTTCGGCGATTTTTGTTGCGTATGCGGATGCCATATTGGTTTATGTAAAAATAATAATTCTTACCGTTCCAATATGGAGTTTGGTGAGTTCTACTTTATAGCCTAATACACAAAAATATCTACAGTCAACTTGACAAAAGTAAAATAAATAGCCATACTAAAAATAGATTATGCTAGATAAGGTGCTTATAAAAAAACTCTACGACAACAGATTTACTACGACTGAATTATCAGAAAGATTTGGAGTTAGTAGGCAAAGAATATCTCAAATTGTTTTCAACTACAAATCCTTTGGTGGCCACGGACACAAAAAAATACTTAAAAAAATATCAAAACTCTGCTCTATCTGTGGAAAACCGAGGTATGCTATCCATCACATTGACAGAAACCCATACAACAATCGCCCCAAAAATCTACTTCCGCTATGCGACTCTTGTCATAAGGATGTTCACCGTGGAGAAAAAAGAGTGACAGTGATAACAAAAGGTAGATGGAGTACCCATTTTGACAAATGTGAAAGATGTGGAAAAACTGAACATAAACACATTAGAAAAGGATATTGTCTGAACTGTTTTGAGTATTCCAAACAAAACAAATGTATCATCTGTCAAAAAGAAATAACCAATAGAGCTTCTAGGTGTAGATTACACTTAGAAGTCTGAGGCTATCTTGCCAGCTCTGGCCATTTCTTTCCACTTGTTGTAGTCGGTTTGTCTCAAAGCACGGCCCTCTTCAACAGTCAATTTGTCTGAAACTGCTGACTTGTCATTGGGTCCACCACTACCACCTTCCATCTGGGAGCCTTTGTTGACAGGTTTGGTTGCTTTCACATCAAAGAGAAATGCTTTTAGAAGGTCCTCGAAGTCAACACCTCTTCGGGTTGGCTTGCTGGCGAAGGCTTTGAACTCTTCGGTCTTTCCTTCAAGTTCTGGGTGAGCTATCAACACTTCTGGGTTGTCAATGAAGCCATCAACCTTATCTGACCAAGCATCAATGTCTTTGAACTCTTTGGTCCCCTCGGCAATAAAGTCACGGTATCTCTTGCTTGTGAAGGCTTCAGTGGCCATCTTCTTTTCGAAGTCACTCATCACTTCCCACTCGGTATATTCTTTGGAGAGTTCCTCATCGGTTGGAGCTTCGAGTTGACTGGCCTTTTCAAGGACCTCGTTCATCTTCTTGTTCTTGGCGTGTAGCACCTGAGCTTCTTTGGATGATTGGACAAACTTCTCTTTGAAGTCTGGCTCTGGGGTGGCTGGGGGTGTTTCTGGTTGTTTGGCTGGCTCAGTCGGGGGAGTCTCGGGTTGTTTCTCTGGCTCTTTGACCGGCTCTGCTGGGGGAGTTTCTACTTTTGGAGGGGTAGCAGGTGTCTCTAGTTCAGCGTTGACCTTGGCGATATTGGCTTCTAATTCCTCTTTGGATGGTTTTGTGTGTGGCATATTCGTTCCTTGTTAGGGTTTGAATTGATAATTATTTGATAGCTTGTTCAATCATTATTTTGAGCTTGTCGGCTTTTACACCAACATATTTCAGACCAAGCTCTTTGGCCTTGGCTTGAAGTTCTTTGTATGAAGGACCTTCGACTACTGGGTCGACTTCTTTGGGGTCTGAGTCACTGGCGTATGTTGAAGGTTTCCCATCAAAAAGAACAGAATAAAAGCCCAACTGGGTCTCATTTAGATAATCTCGGCGAGCTTTTAGAAACTTTATATCCCATTCAGTGAGAGAACTAATAGATTTTCGGAGGATTTTGTCAAAAATGACCTTTGCTTCTTCGTTCATAAGCTAAGAATAACTACAAAAAATAGTTATTGTCAAACTATTTCTTACTGCTGACCATTCCACTGATTGCTCTCTCTAGTGCTTTGGTTGCTTTCTCTGGTGTAGAGAGGAAAGCATCTAGGAGCATATAGTTTCGTAGTCTGGCTTTTAGTAACAGGTCTTGTTTCGAATCAACTCTTGAGACGGTCAACTCTGACTCGACTGATTCCTTCATCGCTAGGATGTACTGCCTAACACCTTCAAGAGTCAAGGCGTTCTTGGTTAGTGCTTCATGCCAAGAAAAGAGAGTATCTCTTTCGGCTGAGTTCAAATCTTCAAACTTTAATCCTACCTTTTCCAACAGTTCATCTAGCATATTTTGTTTATTTTACTAATTACATCGCTGGGACCTGAGGGGTCATTGGCGGTGTGGCTGGTGTCATTGGTTGTTGGCCGGGCTGGACTGGCATACCACCTGTCATACTGGCCATAGCGTTTCTTTTGGTAGCTTCAATCTGAATGATGTCACTGATGTCGTTCGGGCTGATGTCGGCAAACTCAAGAAGTTTTCTTTGGTAGACCTCTTCGAGCTTGGAGTTTCCGGGGATGTTGACTCTGACGGCGTTGAGCTTCTGTAGAGAGTTGGTGTCAAAGCTGTCTTTCTCACTCTGGCTCCAAACCTTACAGTTCCAACCTGCCTCTGACTGCCAATCTTTCGGTGACAATTCTCGAGCATAGATGTCGGTAGTGTTTACACCTTTCTTGTAGAGCTTGACTGAATCAAGTTTGTCTGGGCTTCCTTCGACTAGCTTGACGAAGATAGTGCCTCTTTGTTTCCAAGCTGGGGTGTAGAACTTACTCATACCCTGAACTCTGTCTTTGGCTTCGGTGAGTGCCATCTTGACCTCTCCAAGAGTAACTTGTCTATCGGTCTGAACACCTTGCTGGGTAGCGGTGGCTCCTGTGGCTCGCTCTACCATTTGCTGAACATAAGTCATTTCATCGAGAGAATCGGATAAGTCTGGGATGTCAATTTTTTGGACCACATCTTGAGGTTTGCCGGGGACACCATACCAACCCCAAGGGATAGGGCTGAAGGTTTGAGGGGTGAAGCCTTCGATAGTTGAATCAAAGTAGTTCATGCCGTAGTTTCTGAGAGTTCGGTTCTCGACCATCTGACTAAACCAAGAGTTGAGAATCTTGTTTGGAGTCCTGACTATATCGCCAACACCATCTGACCAAAAATCAGTTCTCTCCATATCATCGGCCCAAGAAACATAGGGCAAGTGATTTCTCCAATAGTGGTCTTTGGTTGTGCCAAGAACATCCTCGAGTCTCTTCTTCATAAGTAGGCACATATCTTCAGCCTCGACAAATAAGTAGAATTGCTCTTCGGTGTCACCCTCTTCTTTGCGGTAGACGAAGTTCATGGAAAGCTCCACGATAGTCTCGCCAAGAATAGGTGAGTCAATGTCGGTGAGTCCCATATCTGACATTCTCTTATTCTTGTCGGTCAAGCTCTGAGCATTGGTTTGATTCTTAATCATGCCTTGAGCTGATAAGTAGAACTGTCTAAGTTTCTTTATTTCCTCTTGGTCATAAGCTGGGTTAGCTTCGAGCTGAGAAAGTGATTTGAAGATGTGATTGTGAATTAGGAAGCGAGCTGAATTGAGGTCTGTCGGGTCGGTGTATCTGTCAACCATTATGTCTTGAGGG